GGGGTACCAATCCCCAAGCCTCCTGTCGCGCCTGTACAGCGGCGCCGAGTCGTTGTGCCCCACTGGGCATTCTAGCAGTTATACATCTTGGTCCATCAATCTTCTGTAGATGAAGTTCCAATCCGAAGCTACTGCGCACGCAAACTGCTGCGTTGGGGCAGCTTGTGTTGGCGCACGCGGGAGGAGAACTCAGGTCCGAACATTACCGGATCCTGTAGTTGCCCCTCATTGACTGCCTCTTCCATTACCTTGTGTGAAGCCTGGACGCCGGGTGTTGTCAGCACCGCGTTCGCGAGAATCGGCAGAACTTCCCAATGTGCCACCATCTCAACCTCCAAAGGGATGGAGAGTGATGGAGCACCCACAACCATGAACGCAAAGCTCAGGAACTGGGGGTCGTTATCTGCGACGCCAGTCAGATTCAATCCCGGGGGAAAGTAGCAATGCGCAGACGGATCCAATGGTCGTGTGAGACAAACCACCGGTTCCGCACTCGCAGCCAGTGCAGCCAGTGGGATCACCATGGCGCCAGGCTGCTTACGCAACAAACTCTCCGTCAGATACCGCGTATTGTATACAGCGGCGTTCGACACAGGTGCGATCAGCAGGCGGCCTTGGGCCGCTTGACTGCCAGCAATGCTGAGCAGGTTACTGATCTTAATGCCACCCGCGATGAGTCGGGAGGCAACCGAGTTGCTCGAGGAGAGCAGCCCACTTGTGTAGTCTGACCATGCATGTGCGTTGCCCCCAAACATGTCTGTTGAGGGCCCCGCATTGGCTGGCAGGGCTTGGACCTGATTGCGCCCAGTAGTGCCGAATTGAAGATACCCACCAGCATAGCCAGTGGCGTTCACCTCAACTAGAAGCACGTCCTTGGACGCAACAGTGAAGGATGGGTTGCCGTCATAATCGGGCAACTTCACCCCCGCTGCTTCAGGATGAAAGGGGTCGCGCATCGCAATCAAGTACTGATGCGGCGACGTCAACATTGACGTGCGGTGCATGGCACCACCGCCAATCTTCTGCTCAAGGCGCGCAATGGCCTGTCGCAGTTTCGCTTGTTTGGTCTTGGAGTTCTTCGTCATAGGGTATGCAGAGCGTAGAACTCAACTAGACGAGCAGCCCAGGAACCTCGTGGAAGGATTCCTTGACCTCGGTTCCAAACTCAATGCTAGAGCACTGAGCTTTTCTTCCAAGGCCACCTGGTGATCGGGGAGTAATCCCCAGGCTAGCCACACGTCGAATCGAGCTTCAGGGGTAATGATGTCCTCCCCAGACACCATTCCCTTACGCAAGAATTGCACACCAGAATTCCTAAACAACGCATCACCAAACTTAGTACGTCTGGTGCCCGACTTCTGGAAGAGCCCATAGTAGGCTCGGGCAATGGGTACCCCAGCCGTTAGGCTGGCGCCACAGTCGCCAACAGCGCCCAACCATTCCGACAACTCTTTCTTGTTGCGGATTGGGAGCAAGCAGATCGCGTCCTTGGACATCGCCGCAGTGATGTTGCGTACCATGCACCACTTTCCACCGACGCGGATAGGGTGCATTTGGCAAAACTCCACCATTTGCAGCTCGTACACTGGCTTTTCAGCCACCATACGGAACCCCAGTTCAAGGAACCAGGTTTCCAGTCCGAGCATAAATGCTCGAAGGTCGCATTGCTCCATGAAAACCACGCAATCGTCGCCATTGTTGGCTAATTTCACGTGTATGCCCCGCTCACGTGCGTACTCGTAGACGAGCCCGCACATGATGATGCAATTTCCCATGGCTGTATTCATGTCACCAGAAAATCTCTTCCCACGTACCTTGTACCGTAACCGCCCATCTTTGCAATATCCGGATCCGACATTATTCATCTGCCAGTCTAGCAACCGCCGCAATTTGGGGCAGTTCCGGAATATGTGCATGTAGATGCTGTGCTCCCACCCGAGAACGGCGGGTGACACGTGCATGTCAAATTTGGTCGCGTCAAGGCCCACAGCGCATGGTCGGGTGAACGAGTGCCACTTACCGGCCATTACTGAACCGATTTGTTGGACATTCATCCCCTTCATCACTGTAGGGCCATCGCCAAATATCTTTGCGATGCGGCCATAAATACGATGCTCAATGTGCTTGAGATATGCACCGAGCTCGAGGTTATAGCGTGGGTCCCGCGGTTGGATGCACCGCGGAGCTTTGGTTGGATTGGTTTTCTCGGGCTTAACGAAGCTCACACTCACAGCATCCTTACGTTCAAGCGGTTTGTGCAACAAAGAGAGACAGGCGTCCGCATAGATGACCTTCTTGCGACCCGTGTACCGCTCCACGACTTCGTCGAGAGTTTCCGGGGTGGAATGAAAGGCCTGCAGATGTGACTTAAAGTTCTTCAACTTAGCAGCAACCGTAGTTTCGGATGGTAGTGGAGGCTCCACATAGAGCCCGCCCACCTCGCACATGTACATGCGTGTACAGAGCGCGGTTTCCAGAGTATCGATGTCCGGGTTGTTCACCCGGAGGTTGACCTGTGGAGCTATGCCGCCGACACAATACGACATTCGCTCCTTCCTGGGCGCCTGGGTTCGGGTTACCACCAGGTCGGGATGCGTGACCGGAGTGCGGTGCGTGATCCCTGGTAACCCTACCAAGCGCCCTCAGCAAACGTCGTGGCGGTCCGCTTCGACTCCGAAGAGACGTTCGAACCAGCCACGACCGAGCTGACGTTCCCCAATATCCTCAGCCCACTGCTCAGCCTCGAGTTCGTGCTTGGAGGAGACGAACACGGCGGCAACTACCATAGGCAGCACCGAAGCGATGTGGGTTGGGCGCAACTTATGCGCCTCCATGATGTTGCGTGCAAGACGACGCGCCACCTGGCGGTTTGCTTCAGACTTAGCGGGGGTGCCCATGAAGAGCTTAACCTCCGCGACCACGCCTTTGATGTAGAGATGGCGCGGCTTCTTCCGTCCGGGAAGCAAGAGGGGTGCTGTGTTACCTGGCCCAGCACGGCCATTAGCCGTGACCAACAGGTCACGGGCGTCCTCAACCTCCTCCGGGTTGTCTAGGACGACTTTCGCCAGCCGCTCGGCACGGGCGCGGTTGGCCTCACGACTGCGGCATCG